GCCGCCGCCGCACCTGCCGCGGCGCCATTATCCTGCTCCCCACCCATTGTAGGTACTTCCCCTTCTCCGGGCGGGGCTGCATTCATACCCTGCCCACCCTGTGGAGGGGGTTGGATGGGACCCGACACGGGCATTCCGACTTGTTCACCGGCCCCCTCAGTGGGGTCAGCCTCGGCGATCTGCCGTAGCTGGTCTTTCCACGCCTGTACATTCTGCTGCATGGTGGCGGTCATACTCTTATGACGAAGAACTTCTTGCTGGCTCTGCATAGCCTGCAGCATGGACGCTGTAGCTGTTTGATGTGCGGAGGCTGCCGCCTGCGCGGCTGCAGACTCTACTTGTCTAGCCTGATCTAGGATCTGGCGCTGGATCTGCCCGCTGGCATCAAGCTCCTGTTGCATCTGCTGTTGCTGCTGTTGCAGGGCCTGTATCTGCTGCTGCAGTGCCTGCAGCTCTTGATCCTTCTGCTCCGCCGCAGCTTGAGCCTGCTGCGCCTGCCCCTTGAAGTAATCAGCCGCCGCTTGATCCTGCGCCTGCTGGAGCATTTGTTCGTTGGCTAACCACTCATTCACATCACCATCGAAAGCCATCTTGCGCATGAGGGCGATGGGCGCAGAAAGTTTCATTTCCGGATTGAACAGGTCTTCGTACTTCTTCTGCTGCTTCCCCGCATAGATGAGTCCAGGTGCAGCCCCGACGAGAGCGCCACCCACTCCAGAAATAGCTTGGGCCAAACGATTGTGGGGGAAGAGGTGAGCCCCGAGAAGTGTGCCCCCAATACCACCAGGCGTAGCACCAGCTAAGGCACCGACGCCCCCAAGATTGCGGCGTGCGAGCAGTTGATGCCCAATCATATAGGGGTTCATCTCCGGCGGTGGTAGCACTTCCGGAGGTAACGCCTCATCCTGCGCCGTCAGTGTCTCCGCCGTCTTCTGCGTCAGAATGGGGGAGTTGGCAACATGCGGAAGTAGTTGCCACAAATCATCCAGATGCTCCAGCTCTCGCGCAGCGTAATCCTCTATTCGGATTCGCATGGGGTTCTCCCCCACTGCATCTAGAAGAGCCCGCCACTTCGCGATTGCTTCTTGCTCATACCTGATCATGATCTTGATGATTTCACACGGGTCGGATGAGGCTGGGGGCGCCTGCACATCTGGCACACTTACTGGCCCGCCCAATACCGACATTCGACGCAGCAGGAAGTCAGCGTGCTCCAGCTCGTCTTCTGCGTGCTCTTCAAAGTGCTCAGCAATGCCATCGTGCGATAGGTCGCGCAGGCTGTTGGCGTAGACGTGGTAGGCGTAGATGGTCTCGAACTCGTCCTTGACGATATCCCCCATCAATGCGAGCACCTTTTCTACAGGGAGTGCGAAGCGCCCTTCTAGAATGCCGGTCTCATCAGGAGGAGCCACTTCTTTAGAGGCGTACTTGATACGGATGAAACTGGAAGCAACCTCCCCCAAAGAAGGCCCCCCGATAACCGCGTATTCGAAATCGGTGATGTTCATCGATCACTCCCAAGTTACGACAACATGCGAGTTGCTCTGCACGTCTGGGTAGATGGCCACTAAACAGGGGGCGGTATTAGTGGTCGGCGTCTTATAAACCTTACCGACAACAGCACCGCTCTGCGGGAATCCGAGTATTCGCTTGGCTGTTTCATTATTGGAAGACAATGCCACTCCATTAGTGGGGGTCGTCTCAATAAATCCCACTCCACCGTCGGGGCCGAAGGCTTGAACCCTGACTCCGGTCACCGCCGTCTCAATCTGCGTTTTGAGTTCGGCCCATGTGAGCGTGAGGTTAGTGAGGTCTGCGCCGGCTACGAATGTCACAGCGGCGTTGGGGGAGGTAAATGTCAATGTCAACCCCACCAAACCGTAAACGCCGCCTGCTGTTTTAGCCGCGCCCCCAATAATGCCACCATTGAGAAAAAACTGGGCCTCCTCAATCGTGGAGAACTTACGAATCTTTAGTGTAGCCATTGCGCACCTATAAACACACCGCGCGTCAGAATCCGATGTACGTGGCGTTCAAAGCCCAGAGCTCGGAATGGACACCGGCATTACCAGGGCCAAGGATACTCTCAATGTTGAACGCTACCTTAACCCGCTGTTTCATCTGTTCGGTGGTCGACTTGAAGTAGTTGAGCCACTGCATGATCAGCGGCGTCTTATCATTGATGCCGACATTAATACCGCCATCGGAGTAATTCAGGTGATTGCGCGTTTGGAGCAGCCCCACTGATTCCAGAAGCGCGCAGACGGTCATCCTGAGCAGGAGAGCATGTTGCTGCCGTTGCAGGAGATAGCTCAACGTGTACGCGGTAAGTGGCGGTGTACCATTGAAGTCGGCGAGGGCGTCCAGTACAGACCATGCGATTTGACGGTCTGTAGACTCTTCCCCCCTGAGGAGACGGTTGAGCTCAGGGAAGTCGCGCATGTACCCGCGAACAGCATAGACGAAGTCCTTAAAGTCCTCCGTCATTTGCGGGATCCCTTCTAGTGACATGCTACCTCCTAACGGCGACCTCTCTTACCGCTCTTCCGAACACCAGACCCCGATTCGGTGTGCTCGATCTCCACCTCATCGTCGTCAAGCGCCGCAGCGGGCGGCTGGTGGGGTGAAGCGTTGGCAGCGGGATCTTCATATTCCTGCTCTTGTTCGGGCGGCGTCGTAGATTGTACGGCCCCTAGGGGGTAAATGGGCATAGGGATGCCACTAGGCTTGTCATTCTTGGCAGAGTCAGGGACGACGATGGGAATTTCTTTAGCTGCGGGAGTGGGCGCTTGTACCTCATACGTCTTGGGGTCTATAAGCCGCCCATCCGCAGTGCGCAGTTCTAGATAGCCGTCCTCGATCCCTTTACGAATAACCGCCTCATTTCTCAGGAGGCCCTCCTCAGTTAGAATGATGGGCCTCCCCCGCACAATCCGTTGCCCCTCAATGAACTGAACCAACCCCCGATGCGAAGGCGAAGCATATCGCTGCAGCCTCTTGTTGATAGAACGAGACGTATTATGCACGTAGTACAGCATTACATCCTCCATACGAGATCGACTGTAAGCCAGCCGTGGTAGGACTGTAGCAGAAATTGGATGTTAGCCGCTACTGCCGTCGTTACCAACGGACGTAACGGGTGTGTGGGTGAATTTGATGTAATCAGGAGGGTACGGGGTGGGGTTAGTACTGCGTCACGACGGGGAAGCGGATACCCTGATCCACGCGGTTGTTCAGCGCGCCCAAAGCATCCTCTTCGACCGGGATGAAATTGGAGAGGTAGGTCTGGTCGCCCGCATTGGGGTTGGCATTGGCGGAGTACAGCTCCAACTTCTTCACGGACGCCACGTTCGCGATGCACATCCCGATGTCCTCCCACGCCTGGAAGGTGATAAGGTTCGCGACCTTATCGATATAGAACTTCGTGTTGTTGAGCACGAAGAACCGACCGAAGAATTCCGGCTTGGTGAAACAGTACACATTGCCGGGGCGGAGGATATCGGTCTTGACAGTGCGCACATATGCGCGGCCGAGCAGTGTATTGTACTTGTACCCATCCACAGCGGTTTCCGATTGGAGGCGATCTCCGAAGTCCTCTACCGTCCACTGCATGACGTCATCCCAATCAACTTCCGTGATGAGCGCTAGCTCAGCGCGCAGGCGGCGCCCGTCGAGCATCTTGAACAGATTAACAAAGTCAGGGCGCTGAATGGGNCGGACGGTAGCGTCGTTGGTGGTAGCAGCGCGCGCGAGCTCTCCCTTACGGATNGAAAACTCGACCACATTACCCGCCTGAATGGCNGATGCGCTGAGTTCCTTGTAGGTGTTGCCATTGGCTTCATACTGCATAGCCTGGCATGCCGCTTCGGTGTGNATGAGCCATTCTCGGTCTTCAACCTCCTGAATGTCCTTCACCGAGTTCTCTTCAATGATCTTGGTGATGGGCATATCGTAGGCGAGGAGCTCCTGCTCGGTCTTCTGGAATTGCTCACTCGTGATGGTGAAGAACGCAACCTCCATACGAGGTGCGCGGATGTAGCGGGCCGTCGGCTGCCCGCGGAAGCTGATCGCCATCGCACGGCTCTTAGGTTCGAGCTGAACGATCTTGACCAGGGTGTCGTGCATGGTCGATACCTGACAATCGGCGCGCGTGACCTGCTCCGGCGGAACGATCTTGCGCGCGAAGCTGACCTCACGCAGACGGTCACGGATATAAGTGCCACCGAACTCCGCCAGCTTCTCCTTGCCCTCTGCAGAGCNGAGCTTCTGGCTAAACATGTCNTTGATNATTCGGGCCGGGACGCTCATAGTATATCTCCTTGTATAGATCCTTAGTCAGTCTCGCCTCACCGGCAGGGCTCGCAGCGGAAGCGGAGCTTGCCGCCATTGTTTGTGGGGAGCCGGGTGACCCACCCCACGATGAAGGGGATGTTGCTCGTGAACTCATCGACGTTGGCGCCAACGAGTCCGGAGAGGCTGCGCGTCCCCAATGTAATTGTAGCCACCTGCAGGGGCTGGCCAACATAGGTGATGGCCGGGTACTGAGTCTCAGGCGCACCACTCGTCTTCGCCGCGGCGTCGAAGATGCGGGTCTCCGCCTCAAACCATCCCCCGAACAGGATGATNGCCTTACGCAGCGCCTGCACATCCGTGCGCCCGCGTTCCGCAAAGAGGGGGAAGGAGCGCACGCGCTTGGTGCCGTTAAGCGCCTTGGCGCCCGGGGTGGTGATGTCAGTAGCACGAACGAGCTTGTAGCTATCGTTGACAATCATCCACTCNCCGTCGATCAAGACGTTGGCGTTGAGGGGATCCACAAGAGTCGTGTCCGCGAGTTGGAAATCGCGGCGGACAATCGGGATCACGTCCGAGATGAGCTCAAAGTTGATTCGCTGAACGGTGCTCATGAATAATTCCTCCTTACATTAACCCTCGGGTGTCAGCCGATGTCACCCACGATATACCTCTCGAAATCTGTACCGCTGATGGAGCTCGCACGGTCATTATAGTCGTCAATGATGCGCGCGATCTTCTCCCCCATGTCCGGACCAGAAATCTCTAGTCCGGCCTTGATGACCGCCAACTGGTTGAGCCCGTCCTCGGTATAAGTCTCTGCAGCCTTTTCCATCTGCTCGACCACCCGCTCAAAGGGCTCATTGGTGACCCCCTTCTCAATCATGATCGAAGCCACCTTTTCAGCCTCGTACCGTTTTTCATAGGCGGCGAGTTTGGCGAGGGCCTCATCGCGCTCGTTGGTCACCTGCCGCAGCGCGCCCCCAACCTTCTCCAGGACTTCGATCACCTGCGCTTTACTGATCTTGTCCATAGTTACTTGCCTCCATTGGCCAGGTTCTGAAGCAGGGCTCTGGCNGCCGCGAGTTTGACGTTCTGTGCAGAACTGATCTTCGCNCCAGCATCCTCGGTATGTGAGAACGCCTGCTGCAGCACATTATCATGCGCCGNCGAGTCCATAGGCTCATCAAGGACCTTGCCCATCTCCGCCTTTGGAACAGACTTGGCCTCNCGCCTAGTGAACCCAGCAACGCCAGCCGCCGACGCCGGAACGCGCCCCTTACCAGAAGCNGGTGGACCNGCCTCACCAGTGACACTGGTCGGCAGCCTGGTAGACTCTGCACTCCCTGCCGANACCTGTGCAGGGTTAATCGCATCTTCCGCCATCTTGCGCAGAAGGTGGATAGGAGCGCTGGCCATCTTACCAGCTTCATTCTGGAGAGC